TAGAAATCAAACTCCCACGCTCCGGCAGTAATTGAGGTTGTGCCAAGAGCCGTATCGTAAAGATAGCCCTCACCTAAAACGGTATTAGAGCTAAGAGCGATTGTATCTACCACTTCGGCAGAAGTTACCGGAGTTCTGGAGAGGGTAACGATTTCTAAATCGTTATTTGTACCAGTAGGGAGAATTACGGTATCGTCAAGGTAAAACTCAATTCCAGATGAACCAGAAACAGTTGAGGAAGCCCCATTAACCCACTCTGTACCATTAAACTTTAAGATTTGGTCGGTGGTTGGAGTGGCGAGAATAACATCACCCAAATCGTCTAAGTTAGCGTCTGTTCCAGAGGTAATTAAGCCTTTAGCGTCATAACTGACCTTAGTTTTGTTTGAACCAGCCACAATGTCAGCGTTCTTGGTGACTTTACCGGCAGTTAAGTTAGTAACGGTAATCTTTTTGGTGGTAGGTGTGCCGGACAGGTCTACTATTGCTAGAGGGTCACTTCCTCCAGCGACAGTTTGTTCAGTTAGTTGAGTGATTTTTAGACTAGGCATATTATTTTATCTCCACAGCATTAGTATCTTCGGCTAATATCGTTTCTCCGGTGGGCATAATCATCACATTAACTTTATTTGTCCGGTTAAACGTCTTAGTTTCGTAACCAAAGCAGTAAACGGTAATAAACGCTTCTTGAGGTGTACCCATATTTAATCGGGTACGCTTGTAATAGTGAATTAACTTCATTTTCTCCGGCGAAAAGATGAGGGTGTAACTAGGTTTCCCATCAGATACCATCTTGAAAACGGAGAGTTTAGTTTGATCTATCTCTTGAAATTGATGAAAGATACCTTCGTCATCAAATTGCTTCAAAACGTCACCGGTGTAGTAGTGGGCTTCCCATTTCCACACTTCGGGAGTGACTTCTTCCCAAGTATCATCTCTTAAAAATCTATATTTCATTGTATTGTCCTAGTTACACATTGTATTGTGGTTATTTTTTAGCTTCGCCTCTCTCTAATGCACTTTCAGATATGAGTTCGTATCGGGGGTCAAGAGCGACTTGGTGTTCAAATTGTTCGGGCTTAAAACCGGTATTGCAAATGTGTTCCAGGTATTCCTCAAGATTATCAAAAGTGGTGTTACAGGTTGAACAGATGTCTGCCATATTTAAGCCGTTTCATCATACTGGTACGATTGGGTCGAAGTTGAACCAGCCGTATCAGCGACATTAGTAATTATCTGGTGTCCAAGATAGTCGGAATAGCCGGTAGCCAAGAGTGAACCGGTTAGAGAACCAGCGATTCCTAAATTGGTTGCCCCAGGATTGGAAGTAGGCATAGTTTGGGTAACATCAGTTACCGAAGTGGTGACTGGTGTGGCGTAAGTTAAAGCACCGACATAGCCAGAGGTGCGAGCGTTGGTGACATGAGTTGCCGCCCCGCCTAATGCTCCGGTACGCCAGACCTTAATTGCGTCAATCTTTGAAGAACCGCCCATAGCCGTCACATGAACCCGTTGGTACTTGATGTAGGTACGATTACCAGGAGTAATCGGATAAGTCACCGGGTTAAGGTTAGCCGAATCGGTGTTCCCCATGTTGGTATTGGTGAAGTTATGCGTTACGGTTTCACCTACACCGTTTGATTCGCAGATTTCAATAGTTGCCGCCATATTTTTATTCCTTTACTAATTAAATATACCTTATGCCTGTTGTGACAAAAAGAGGAATCTTAATGTCTTGGCAGATAAATCAGTATTCAACTGTGAAATAGTATTCGTTCCATTTGCGGTTGAGGCAAACTTAGCGGTATCGTCAGTTGAATCTGTCACATTAAAGGCAAAAAGCAAAATATCTCCGGTGGCTACACCAGTAACGGTAGCGTTAGCCGCCCCGATAGAAGCGTCTGCTCCCAATCCAGAGAAACTAATGATTAAATTGGTTGCCACATGAGTTCCATGCACCTGCCCTGCCCCGATTGTAGTGGTGATCGCCCCTGTACCAGTTCCAGAAACCGCTCCAGACATGGTAATCGTCTGGTCGCCTGAATTGGTGTTAGATAATCCCAAATCGGTTTTAAGCGTAGCGAGAGAATTAACTTGAGGTACACCAGCACTAGCGGTCTTGCGGTAAATTAAAGAGGCGGTCGCCATATCTGCCATCTTCGCCAGGGTTACAGCCCCATCAGCAATATCTGAACCAGATGTTTCTCCCATTAAATCCCAAGCGGCGACTGTGGTTGAACCGGTATTTTCCCATACGGCTTTAGTGGTTGCGTCAGTCTTAATGAAAGTTGCTCCCTTGCGGAAACCAGCATAACCGGTTGGTACAGTTAAACCAGAAGCGGAGGTAATTAAACCATCTTCGCCAACAGAAATGACTAGGTTAGTTAAATAGGGAGCAAGTGAAGTGAGGAAAGCAGTTTGAGTGGTGGTTCTTTGAGCCGAAGGTATTGCTTGAATAGCGTCAATCTTATCTTGGGTTGATTGCGGTAAATCCGACTTGAGTTCAAATATCATAGTTTGTTCCTCTAATTTTGTTAATTAGTTTGCTCATTTCTGGAGAGAGGGAAGGCTCTCTCCAGCGTATTAGCAAACTAGATGTTAAACGTACAAGAGGGCGAGGGTCGCCATCTTTCGGCGTTCATCTACGACTTTTGCCCCGTAGATATTCAAGCCCTTGTAGGCTTTACCGAAGTTGCCGATTAAGTCCTCAATCCCTGATTCAGTCCACCCCATAGCGAAGGTGAGCCAGGATTTATGGCAAGCGATAATCTGATAGCCGTCTGTGTTATTCCCGGCGACCTGATTGCTCATATAAATCTTGAAACCTAGCAAATCCCCAACATAGCCCCTGCGGACTACTTCGTTGTTGAGATCAACTGGAGCAGTTAATTCGGTAGATTGAACTAAGATGGCGTAGATAGCCGGGTTCACTACCAAATATCTATCTTCCAGAGGTGCTTGGGCTTCGTTCAACTTCTGTTGGAGTTGAGCCACCTGACCGTAGATGGTGGTTTTTGAGGTTTGGACTTTGGTTAAAGATTCAATCACGAAGGCAGTACCTCCAGCGATTGCTCCACCGGTGTAAGCCGAAGCCACATCATCTAAATCATTTTCAATCTCTATTTGAGAGGTTGAGGTGTAATGTTTCACCCGATACCATTTGGTGTGACCAACTGCTTTGAAGCCTAACCCAACCATACTAGCTAAGAAGCCAGTTCCAGAATGGGTCACAACTCCAGTAACAGTATCAACGGTAACTGTGCCGGTCGTAAAGTTCGTACCAACCCGATTACCCGAAGCCACATCAGCCCCGAAACTTAAAACGTAAGCGTCAATCTCTTGTTTGAGAGTTTTGGCGATAGTTTCAAGTAATGAGCCTTCTGGATTCTTAATCCAAGAGTGGAACTTTTGGAGGGATTTAATTTTGAAGTAATAGAACCGTTGAACATCAGTCGTCAAGATACCAACAGATTCGGTTGCGTCATCTGCTGTACCCATATCCGCACCGGTGTACTGGTGCAGGGCGATTGCTCCGAAGGTCAAGATGTTGAGTTTGCTCAACTTATCTTTAATTTCGCCTTCGTAATCCTGGTTAGTGATATCCATAGCCAGGGAACGTTCAAAAAACAGGGAAATAACTTTTTGCGAAAAGCCTTCCGCAAGGGTTGTGGCGTAGGTTGCCATATTGCTCTCCTAAATAAATAATTGTTACCTACCGTTCTCGCATAGGAGAGTTTGGCTACTGCCTTGAATATCGACCATTAAACCAGTATTGTCAAGGACTTACTAAATCTTTATCTTGATTTTGCCAGCCCGGACTAACTTCATAAACTTAGCTGGCTCACTTTCACGCAGTTTTTTAATCAAATCTGCGTCTGAACCATTTTCGGGAGTTGGACTATCTCCAGCACTACTGCCTGAATGGAATAAATTGCGTTTCTTAGGTGGCGGTGGATTATCATAAAGATATATTTTACCCAATTCTTCTAATGGTGTACCCTTTCGGGTGGGTCTAGTGGCAAACTTAATGAAATCTTCCTCACGACCGACTATATCAGGGAGCAAAACAGGTAAATCATCAGTCACAAAGTTATTAACCTTCTCTTGCCACTCCCGATCGTTGTTAAACTTATTGGCATTATTCTTGATTTCTTGGACTTCCTGCTCTAATTCCTCGGCTTTTTTGATGGCACGTTGCTCTCCGGTGGTCATTTCTTCCCAATCCGGGTACTTTTGGTTCAAAAAGACCTCATCAATGATAACTTTCTTATCCTTTTCAGCTTCAATCTTGTCTAATTGAGCCTTTAAGACCATAGCTTCTTTTTGGGATTCCTTAAACTTGGTTTCGTAATCAATTTTAGGTTTTTCTGGTTCTTTTTCAGTCTTACTTTCCGTTTCTTGCTCGATATTTTCAATTTCTTCGTCAATTTCGGCTTGTTCCTCATTCGCCGCTTCGTCTATTGCCTCTAAATCCACCTCTGGTTTGGATTGGATTCCTACTGTTTTTATTTTTGCCATATCGTTCCTTTCGGAGTTTGATAATTAGTGTTTCAAAAAGATTCTGACATGAGCCTTCATTTCTGCCTGGGTCATATAATCTAACCTAGCTCGTAAAAAGGCTTTTTCATCTGGTTTTAAGTCCATCACCGGTTTATCCAGTAATTCTTCAAAGACTTTACGGGTTTCTGGTTCTAGGGTGCTTTTGGCGTATTTCATACTCGCTGTTTATAAAATTGTTCCAGGGCTTCCCTGGCTTTCTCTGGACTTAATAGGAACGCTTCTAAGACTAAGAAGTTCTTTAGTCTGGCTTTCAAACCAACGGATTCGGGTGATTTTTCCTTAGTATCGACTAAGGCTCTTTCGATATTCAAAATCATTTTCCGCACAAAAACTTTGGTATCTTCCACACTAATTGATTTACCCTGGAGTATCTCAAGGTGTTCGGTGTAAGTTTTGACTTCCTCTGGTTCAAGTTTATCGAAACCGCCTAATTTGGCGACCACATCATCAATAATTGTACCCATAAACCCATTCTACACTATTTCTTCTTAGACTTTTTACGCTTAGACATTCCGGCGGCAGACATGGCAATCGCAATCATTTGTTTTCGAGAGCGGGGTTTGCCATTTGCCCCTCTAGCTTTACCAGATTTTCTATTATCTGCATACAATTCGTGCATATTTTTAGATACCGACCGACTAAGTGGCATATTTTCTCCTATAATTTATTTCTTTTTACCGCCACCACACTTTTTGGTGTAGATCATGTGCCTCCTATTTTTGGTATTTGCGTAATCATAGGTGGAGCAACCGGGGCCCCGGATATTCCAGGTGAATTAAGCCGGTTAGGGAGCGGTTCAGACAGCATGGGCGGAAGTGTACCATCTTCCTCCATGATTTCCTTCACCTCATCTGGAGTAAGCGAGCCAATATCGAGTAATTTCTTTTTGATAATGGTATCGAGTGCCTGGTTATTGGGCATGAACGCCTTGACCGCATTAAGTTTCTGGATTTGGTCTAGGTCTTGCTCGGATTTGTCTTTTTTGCTGATAACTTTGACCCCATAGCCTAACTTAGCTTTCCAGCCTTGAGGGTTGATCTTAATGTTATAGATATTGTCGGTTTCCCGACCTTTCTTAAAGATTCTGGTGGCTTCAATTTCCTCACCCATAGCTTCCAGCAACTTGACGTACTTTCGACCGATATTTAACCAGGCTTGCTGGTAATACAGGCTCATACTCTGAATCCGGTCGAGAGCGTTGTTAGACAGAATCTCCACTTCCCCTAAAGTAATCCGCTTTTTCTCCGGCACACCTTGAGTAATAGCGGTAGCGGCACTTGCCTTTTCCGCCACCGAAATCACAAAGTTAATCTCGTCAAGATTACCTTTAAGTTCGGGAATAGAAATTGACTTGATTAAATCATTGGGATTGCCGGGAATCGGATACCAACCCCAGGCTTTCGGCTCAAACGTCTGCGGAATAAATGCCCCATCTTCACCGGCTAGACTACTATTATAGTAATTCATACCGAAATTACGCATGGTGCGGTTCTCAACCGTTTGGGAGAACCAGCTATTCACAATCTTATTGGGGATTCGGACTGAATCAGCCACGCCATCATTCCAGAAATCCCGGTTCTCGACATCTTCGCCCCAGGATTCAAACGGCAAATGGTATCTCCAGAAGTGGTCGGGGCAATTTTGGTTCTTATCTATTACGTTCTCCAGCGTGTCAGCGAATAAGATTCTTCGCATGGGTTTGCCCTCAACCACAATTTGCCCGGAAACGGTAAAGATGTATTCTTCCTCCTCAATATCGGGGTTATAAATCTTAATGAAACCCTCCTGCATTTGGACTAGGGTTTGCCCCAGGGCAGGAGCGTTGACTAAATCATCACCTAAGTCCTGCATGGCTTCATTCTTCACTCGAAACTTCTCCTCGGCTTGACCGGCTAAGACTAAACCTTGCTCGGTCTTGAAGAACTCCTCAAACTCGGCAACAACCGTTTGGTCGTACATGGCATTTTGCTTCATGTCGGAGAGGGTTTCAAAGATGTTGTCTTGGATTAAATAGCGAGCCGAATCAATGTTGGTCGGGTCAACGAATCTATCTATCCGAATGTCTACCGGGTCAACAATGTGAAACTTTACTTTGGATTGGACTACATTTAACTTCTCAAAAGTCCGCCCGAATAACATGACTTGTTTCTTATCGACCTTATCTTTTAACTCTAAATGGTTATCTTCCTTGACCACATCAGTCCAATACAGGTTGTAATAGAGTTCCCTTTGCTTGTCGTTGTCTAAGTTGGTGAAAATTAAATCAATAAAATCGTCAATTTTGGAAAGTAAGGTCTTAATTATCTGCTTCATTAAGGGGATATTGACTGACTGGCGTTGGGTTAAGCGGTTCACAATCACTTTATCCCGATACAATTCGTAGTTTTCTTTCCAGTCGTCATGCCTACGCTTCTGAAACTCCCACCCATCTTCACATGATCGGTTCAAAATATACTCTAATTTGTCTTTGGTGACGATTTTTTCATCAATCATAATTACTCCTCTAAAGTGAATATAACAGGTTTCCGTTTATATTTCCCAAAGTAAATATCCTCCAAAACCGACCGAATTAAAACTGCGTCATCAAAATACTCAAACCTAGCCCCAAATATCTTCTGCGTATCAAGCCACATTTCAGACACCCACTTTTTTCGGTGTTTATCAAAGTAAACTCCAGATAATCCAGATTGATTATCACATCTAACTTTATGATTTATTGAGTTTTGCTGGTGGGTCACAATTCTCAAGTTGGCTCTGTGATTATCTAGTCCGTTGCCGTTAATGTGGTCTATTTCCATTCCCGGTGGTGGATTAAGTAATAATCGGTGCATATAAACGCTCACGAAGCCGTCTTTACCATCACTTAGATATTTTCTTCGATAGGCATAACCACCCTTGCCTAAATGCCATTTCCATTGGTTTAAGTAGTTAAAATCTTCCTCATCTACGAGAGTAAATTGTCCTTGGGTGAGTTTAATTTTCATATTAAAAGTACGGATTAACTCCTCCGTAGCCGGTTGCCGGGTCAGGCATACGGTAGCCTTTGGGCTTGTCCAGTTCAAAATAAGTCCTCATCATCATCATATCGGCAAAATCCGGGGAGTGTCCGAGGTTCTCTTTGATTTGCTCTTTGGGGATAATTTGCAGGGTCGTCACATCATTGGTTACTTTACGTCTTATTTGCCCTAATTCCTCAATAATGGAATCCCTATCCGCTTCCGACAACTTAGCAGTAACGGCGACCTCATGCCCATTCACCTTTTCCGCTAAAAGATAGGAGCATTGGGTTTTTAAGTTCTTAAAGTTTTCCTTCTTTAACTTAGAATTGTCCAGGGAGGAGGGGGTCTTAATCGGGGCGGCGTTATTAGTGAACCCCTTGCAACCCTTTAAGTTATCGACCACACCTCCCCCTACGCCATCTTCGTCAATAACGGTGTGGGAGCGGGGGATTCGGTAGTTAGAGAGTAAAGTTCTAATTTGGGTAGCGGTCGCCTCGGTGTCCTGGTGCTTCTCACTAATCACTTTCTGCAAGTCGTAGCCTCGCCAGATTCCCAAGACCGTTCTATCCGAACCAAACCTAGCTATATCAGCCGTTAAATACATTTGCTCGGTGAACTCCGGCACGTTGGTAAACATATCAATAATGTTGTCAAAGTCGATTAAAACGGTATCGGCATCTTCGTATTCCCAAATCCCATCTCGAAGTCTTGCCCTGGTAATGGGGTCTGAAATCTCATTTAAGGTTTTACCATAGTGTTCCGCCGTATAAGCGTTATCCATATAAAGAGATTGGGTAAACGAGTATTCCGGGGGTAAGCGTTTTTCCTTCCAGGGTTTATAGAAAATACGATAAAGCCAATTTTTAGTTGGGTTAAAGGTAAGAAGAAACTTCGGAGTTAAGAGATTAAACTCCTCATTCTTCCACCGACCGACCCTAGATTTAAGGACATCAAACGCCCCAAATTGCCATTCCCCGACCTCCTCGCCCCACCCACCCGTATATTCAGTCGAGCCGAAACGCTCAAACATGGGGTCAGAGGGAGCAAAGTTCACATCTAGTAAGTCAATCCTACTTCCATTCACAAACTCAATATAATGGTATTGTCCGTTTAGTTTCCAATCAGTTGAGGGAATGTGGTGATACTTCAAGACCTTTGCCCAGGTGAGGTAGGTACTCGCCATCAATCGGGTTAATTCCTTTCGAGCCATGAACCACTTTGAACCGGGGTAGCGATAGCAGTTAGTCATCAGCCACTCGCACCCTAACCAAGTCTTACCGCCCCCTGCCCCGCCCCCAAATCCGATAAATCGGGTAATCCCATCAAACAATTTCAGGTAACAGTCATATTGCTTGGGTTGGGGTTTTATTTCAGGCGTGATGGGCATTTTTCCTCTTAGTGATACCTAACTGCAAAAGGGAGTAATTGGGGCATTTAGGCTCGTCACACGCCCAAATAAAGCCTAGTCCATTGATGAACTCTTGATTCCGGTAAACTAATTTAGTACCGCATTGAACGCAATAGGTCTTTTCAGGTTTCTCAAGCATAGTGTCACTCCGAGTATTGTTATAGGCTGTGGGGCTAAGAGAGGTGGAGGGAACGGGGAGGGAACATGGTTTTTGTGGTGGGTCGCCTCCGGGGGCTTTTTTGTTTCCCGGTCTTTCTTCTCCCCCTTTCCTTTTACCCTCTCCCCCTTTTGTGTGTTTTTTGTCTGCCTGTGTGTGTACTGATTGGTTTCCACTCACCCTCCCACTTGTATACTGTCA